AACGGAGAACAATTCTACACTAGCTATCAACCTTTTAGAGCACTGCAACGATGAGAACAATTACCCAACGGATTCCCAACTTGCTGTTGGGTATTTCTCAACAGGAAGACATTCGTAAATTTCCTGGTCAACTTGTAAAAGCTGACAACGTATTTCCTGACTTTACTTTAGGTTTACTTAAAAGACCTGGCGGTAAATATGTCAGCAACCTTCAAGAAGCTTCGACTGCAGGTCGTTGGTTTTCTATCATTCGTGACACTGACGAAAAGTATGTGTGTCAATATGACGACAACATTTTTCGTATTTGGAGCTTGAGTGATGGTAGCCCACGTGTAGTTAAAATGGGTACGCCTGGGTCTAACGGCATCCCTTCTGCGTGTAACTACACAGATGTTAAGTCAGATCTTGACACTTACAACACTGCTGTAGACAACACAAAAACTAAGCTAGCAACCCTAAAAGAAAAGCAAAAAAATTATGCAATTGTAAAAGCAGGGCAGGACTCTACACTCACTTCTACATTTAAAACTAAAACTGCTTACCCTGTTGGTTCTATCAACGATGCGCTGGAAACTGGAGCACAGCAAGATAGTGCAGGTAACGTTACGTTTTTGAAAGATGGTGTAGTTGTCACTGGTGCTGATTATGCAAAAGGTAAAGAACGTACCAATGAGCAACCTCTGCTAGCTGCAGAAGGGTTTCGGTTTTTTGAACTGCTAGAGACTATTGCTGCTACACACAGCTCCGCTGATCTAACTACTGCTGAAACTGAGCTGACTACAGCTGAGACAAACTACAGCAACGCAGAGACTGCAGAAGCAACAGCGCTGACTAACTATCAAAATGAGCTTGCAGATTGTGACATCTCGTCAATCCCTGCAGGTGACTATTTGAACGGTGCTACTGCTGATGATCTTGAGTTCTTGACTATTAACGATTACACGTTTGTCTTGAACAAACAAAAGACAGCAGCTATGAAAACTACTACAACTGCTGCTGCTGCTAACGAAGCTTTTATTAGCATCAACGTTGTTGCTTACAACTCTTCTTACAAAGTCAAGGTCAACAACACAACCATCACCCACAACACACCGACAAACGTAGACCCTTCCAACCCAACACAGAACGACGCAAACACTATTGCAACGGCTATCCGCAACGCTATCAATGCGCTTAGCGGGTTCAGTGCAACAGTTGTAGGTCCTGGTATTTATGTCAGCGGTAACAGTGCATTTACTATTTCTGCATCTGGTGGTTCACAGGAAGACGCTATTACTGTGTTCCAAGATGCTGTGATCAGTGCAGCAAAACTACCTGCACAAGCAAAGAACGGTTACATTGTTGCCATTGTTAACAGCGCTGACCTGACTGCTGATGACATGTACGTTAAGTTTGAAACTTCAGGTACTGCTACCTTTGGCCCTGGTACTTGGGTAGAGACTACCAAACCTGGAATTACATTTGAACTTGACGAAGATACTTTGCCACACCAACTAATACGTAACGCTGACGGTACGTTTACGTTCAGTTCAGTCAGTTGGAATGACCGTGTTGTAGGTGACACTGACTCAAACCCAGACCCGTCATTTATTGGCAAAAAAATTTCTAACCTGTTTTTCTACAGAAATCGCCTAGGTTTCCTTGCTGGCGATTCTGTTGTCCTTAGTAAAGCAGGTGACTTTTTTAACTTCTTTAGCACGTCTGCTGTACAAGCGACTGGAGATGATCCTATCGACATCTCTGCTTCGTCTACCAGACCTGCTGTATTAAAATATGCACGTAGCACTAGCGCAGGTCTTGTCTTGTTTGGTGAACGTGATCAGTTTTTGCTTAGTACTGATGGTGACGTGTTAAGCCCAACCACTGCAAAGGTCAACACTCTTAGTTCGTTTGAATGTGACGCTAATGTCGAAGCCGAATCTTTAGGCACGACTATGGCGTTTGTAGCAAAGACCCCGCTCTTTACACGTATTTATGAGTTGGGTGATATTGATACGGAACGTGCACCTGCAATGGGTGAACTGACGACTATTGTTCCTGAATTGATTCCAGAAGACGCTGACAACATGATTGCATCGTCTACGCAGTCAATGCTGTCAATCGCGACGTCATCTAAAAACAAAGTGTTCCAATACAGATTCCTTTCACAAAGGGATAGTCGGGTATCAAGCTGGTACACCTGGACTTTGACCGGCAATGTATTGGATCAATTTTTTGATCAAAGTACCTATTACGCTGTTGTCACCTACGGCTCTGAAGTATTTATCCAATCTTTTGATTTAACTCAATCTAACGAAAGTGGTTTCTTGACATTACCTACTGGTGAAAAGACCGACGTGTGTCTTGATAACTGGTACGAAAACCCTGAAGCTTCTTACAGCAGCGCTGATGATGAAACCACTGTTACGCTTCCTTACAGCCACTACAGTGATGGTAAGTTAGCTGCTATCGACACTGACAATGGCACTGTATACTACCCCACTGTAAGTAGTGGTGAGTTCACAATTGATGGTGATGTCAGAGGTGATAATCTTATCATTGGTTACATCTACGACATGGATGTAGAACTACCTAAGTTCTATCGTAAAACAGTTTCACAAGGGTCTTCTGAAGCTGACTTTACTAGCGACCTTATTATTCATCGTATCAAAGTCAGCACAGGTCTTAGCGGTCCTATTAAATACAAAATTGATATTGAAGGTAAAGAGCTGTTCACTAAAGAGATTGACGTTGCTGTACCTTACCTGTACAACCTAGACAACGTAAACCTCAGTGCATCTGCTGTACACGAAATACCAATTTATCAACGTAACGAAAACTTAAAAATTAACATTGTTGGCGACACTCCATTCCCTGTCAGTTTGTTGGCATTGAATTGGGAAGGTCGCTTGGGCAACAAATTCTACGCTCGCACCGCCTAACTATGAAAATTGATATTAGACCAGCCACCCTGTCTGATGTCCCTTCTGTCGCAAACGATCTGCTGGAAGCTGGTATTGCTGACCTTAATCGTGCTCGGTATCAACCAGTACTGCTTATGGGATTAGACATTTTACATGATGAATGTTACTTAGCTTCCACAGAAGAAGGCAAACCTTTGTGTATGTTTGGTATTAGCAAAAGTGGGTGCATCTGGTTACACATGACACATGAAGTACAGAAGTACCCTATTGCATTTATTAGAGCTGCTAAGCGTTTCATTGACAAACTGGAACGCCCTATTTTGTACAATTGGATAGACATCCAAAATACAAATCTCATTAAATTTGTCAAACACCTAGGTTTCAAAGTTATCAATGTGGTAGCACTTGAACCTGAAAACAACTATCACGTGGAGATCGTAAAGCTATGGCATGGATGGCCGCCATCTCGGCAGGAGCCGGTCTAGTATCAAATCTCTTTGGTTCCTCTAGCAAGCGTGCTGCACAGATTGAGCAAGCTGGTAGAGAAAACGCTGCACGAATTAGAGCAGAAGGTAGCCAAAGGGCACAAGCTAAATTTCAAAACACTTTCCAGAACCTGATGATCTCATCCGCTAACAAGCGGACACAAGAGATTTATGGGAAACAACTGGATTTTTATGACACAAGTAAATTCTATCGATCTGAAGCTGCTGACATTGCTTTCCAAGCAAACGAACGCAGGCTAAAAGAGATTGAAACTCAAGCTAAGTTTGGTAAGGTAAGAGACGAACAAGCTTTGGCTGCTTCTATTGGCGCTTGGGCCGCGGCAGATGAAGGCAATCGTGGACGGTCTTACGACCTAGCACAGCAAAAAAGCACTCTTGCAAAGTTTGGACTTGCGTCTTCTGAGTTGACTGAAAGCCTTGTCAGCGCTCGTATCGCTACGAAAGCTGCTGATAACAATGTACGACGTCAACTACAAAGCTCTGAGTTTCAAGCTTATTCACAGATTGCTATCCCACCAACCCTACAGAATAACCTGCCAAGCCCTGAGTTTGGATCTTACTCACAACTACAACTACCCAAATTTAACACTGGCCTTTCAATTGCTAATGCAGTTGTGGGAGCAGGTCAACAGTTTATTGGTGGCTTGGACCCGGCAACAACTGAACGCTTTGATAAAGGTATTTCTAACTTCTTTGGAATTAAAACATCGTAATGCCTAAAGAATACCAACCAGGAGCACGCTACCAAGGTTTCGCTCAAACCCAAGGGTTTCAGCCTATTGAACCTGTAGACGTGACTCCGCTCCTACGGGACAATCGACGAACAGAACAGGAGAATCTGCAACGCATGCTGGATCAAAGCATGAGTGTGATGCGGATTCAGGCAGAAGAAGAGCAAGAAGCATTAGAGCAAAACAACCGTATTGCAGATCTTGTCCAAGAACAAGAGCTTAGCGATTTGGCTGAGTTTAGTGAAACTCTTACTGCTTCTATCACTACATATCAAAAGTATCGTCAAGAAAAAGACATCGAAGCAGGCATGGCGCTTGCTTACAACGAAGGTCTGCCTGAAGAGGATACGCAATATTTTAAAGAGCAGGAAGCACAAGCTGAACAAGCTGCGACTGTTTCTGAAGGTGTTGCTGCGTCTCTTGAAGCTGAAGATGCACCTACTGATATTGTTAGTCGCACACGTAATCTTAGTGGCTGGAAAGCCTATGGTTATGCACGTGGTATTGCACAATTAGGTGGTGAACAATACAGTGTCTTTTACGAAGAGGCTGCTGAGCGTATCAAAATCGACATTAATGGTCGTCCGGTCTCTCTTAGCAACGCTAAGGACAGCTCTGAACGTGCAGCAGTTGAAGCTGAAATCCGTCGTCAATACCTGAAAAACTTTGAAGGTCTTAACCTTGGATTGCTGAACGAATATTTGTTTCCAGCAATGAAGCAGTACGAAGCTAAAGCTGCTACTGTTTTTGCAATCGAACTTCGTGATAGGCTACAGGCTGAACGTAAAACTACTCTACTTGACGAATTTGCTGGTTTTGTTAAAGGTGGTCGCCCTGGCCAAGGTTTTGTTAAATTAATCAATATCCACCAATATGATTTTGGTGGTCGTGGTAAAACACGTGACATTTTAATTGAGGACCTCAAAAAAGGTTTACAAGCTGGCCGCTATGCTCCAGAACAAATTGAAGAGTTGCTAGCGTACCAATTTGACAAAGACGGTAACGGTAAACTTACAACCATTGGTACTGCATTTGCAAGGCAACTGCAAGATCTACCTGAGCTTATTCGTACTGCTAAACGTGATATTCTCAATAAACGCCTAGAAGATCAAAGCGACGAAGAAAGAGCTTTTGTTCAAGACATTATAGATAAAATCAAAAGTCGTGGCGAAGCACTAGGTGAAGGTGAGGTTATGCAACTCAGCAAGTTTGCACAACAAAAGTTTGGCAACATACCACAATATTTGTCAACCTACACTACCCTTTACGATCTGCAAAAAGACGAAAGCGATCGTTACGCTGCAAAACTACTGGCAGCAAAAGGTTTTATTAGCACTGCTGAAGCCGAGACTCTGCACCCTGAGACTGCTGCATATTACAAAAGTCAAAAAAAGGTACTTGATTTAAACATTGCTGAACCTTCAACAGAAAACAAAAAAGATGCTCTTAATATTATCGCTGGTTTAGCAAAAGACAAACTAAGAGCAGAAGGTGAAGTTACAGCTGGAGAACAAGAACGTCTCTTTAACATTAATGCTAGAGATTTTTATTTAAAAGCTTATGCAGCTGCAATTATAGACCCTGGTATCGAAAGCCCAGAAGCAGCTCACGCTAAAGCTTTAAAAGAAACTAGAGAAAGAGGCTCAGGAGATAATTTCGGTGGCTTCACAAACCTCCCAACTTACACACGAAACCAACAAAATGTTGCCGATTTTCAAAAAGCACAACAGGCTATTCAAAATAAGTCTGATATTTACCAGCCTCTCGATGGCCTCACTTCCGCTTTACAGCAGCTCCAACAATACCAACGACGCGGGAAAAGCACTATCCCATTTGAGTTTCACAAACTTGCTCAGGGCTTGAATGGGATCGATGGTTGGGATTTGGCTGCAGCTCAATACGCAGCCCACGGCATGGGTACATTACAAAAACCACAATTTGAGCAAGATTTAGATAAAGAGACTCCGTTAGTTCGTGACCTAGTTCGCAAATACAGCACTCCTAGCCGTACTTATAGGGCACAGCTAGAAGCTGGTAACACCAATGCGTTTTTGGAACTTGTTAAAAGTGAAGAAAGCAAAGCTTATGGTGAATACGATGCGATGAATACAGGCGGTGCTAACCAAGGTCATACTGCATACGGTTCTGCAAACAGCAAAGATGTGTTTGATAAACCACTGACTAAAATGACAATTCGTGAAGTGATGGAACTCCAATCACAACAGCGTTTGTTTGCTGCAGGTGCTTATCAAATCATCCCTAAAACTATGCGGTTTGTACTTCCACTTTCAGGGTTGTCTGCTGACACTTTGTTTGATAAAGATACACAAGATAAATTAGCAAAAGCTCTTTATTTAAACCGTGTCCGTATACATGGTACCAACAAATATGCTTTGATGTCTGGATTACGTACTGAGTGGGTTGGGCTTAATAAAGTTGATGACGTAGACCTGCTCAAAGCTATGGAATCTATGTCAGTCTATAATCAACCTCAACACATTCTTCCTGGACTGCGAGGTGGTAACTGATGACTGAACCTATTTTTAAAGACCAAGAATTTTACGACACTGCTATAAAAATCGGTCAAGAAAACAACAAACTTGAAGACGAAAAAGCTCGTGCTGAAGAAGAAAAGCAGCGTCTTGAGTTTGAAGAAAAGCAAACAGAAGCAGAACAAAACGATGTAGGCGAAGAGCTTCGTAACGCTTTTACTGGTGGTCTTCGTGACACTGCCAGTTCACTTATCACATTGCCTGAACGTGCCCAAGACATGTTTAGCGGTGAGATGGCAGCCGAAGGTGAAGACTACGAACCTGAGTTCAATCCGTTGGGTGGTGACCTCAACCCTGTTACTCAAACATGGTGGGGTAACGCTATCCGAAGTGCTGTGCACTTTGGAAGCCTAGCTGTCGGTGTTGTTGCTGGTGCAAAAGTCGTTGCCGCGGCCGGTATTGGTGGCGGTATTAGTGCTGGTGCTAGCTGGCTAGCAGGTGTCGGTACAGCAGGTTTCGGCGGAACAGTTGTACGTGGTGCTGCCATCGGTGCTGCTTCTGACCTTATGTCGGAATACTCTCAAGACCACAACATGATGGGTTCGTTGAAAGAGCATGTACCTTTGCTGGATACACCGCTTGCAACTAAAGATACCGACCACCCGATGGTTAAAACCCTTAAAAACGTTGTTGAGGGTATGGGCATTGGTATTATTGCTGACGGTCTTGTTGGAGCAATTGGACGTTCTAGAGGCGCAAGCCCAACACCAGTTGCTGCAAAACCTGATCGCCAGGCATTGATTGACGCTGATGCAGTCACTGGTTTGCAACGTGCAAAGGCTGAAGAAGCAGCTAAAACTGCAGTTGACAAACTTCTTCGCCAAGACACTGCACTGTACCTACAAAAACAGGGCGTTGATTTTAAAAAACTAAGCCCTGATTTGCAGCTGGAACAAATGCTAGCTACTAAAAAACGTAGCAAGTCTAATAAGTACAGCACCTGGAACCCTCCTGAGACTGCTGAACAACGTGCTTCACGTAAAGTTGAAGAACGTAACAAATCCGTTGAAGACCAAACTATTGAAAAAGGTAGGGTCGAAATGGAAGACGAAGGCTTTAGGGGTCATAAAAACAAACCTATTGCTGACGCTCACCAAGGTTCTCCAAACTCAATGGGTGACGTGTACGAAGTGCAAAAACAAACGTCACGTATCCACAAAGATTGGGGATCTGAAAACGGTTCTACTGACAACATCCTGACACCAAAACAAGCTGAGCGTATTGCTAACGAAGGTTTTGAAGGCAACACCACGCTTGTTCAAGACTTGGCACGGGAGTTGTATGGTGAAGTACGTTTTAAAGCTCTACGAGAAGATCTTCAACGTCAAGGTCGTAGTCTCGATGAATTCTTTGCAGACTCACTGGAAAGCGCACAAATCATTGCTGGTGGTCGTGACGCTGGCAGCGAAGTACCTAGGGATTTCTGGCGTCGTATCTTTGAATCAGATCCTGCTCAAACTGGTACTGGTGCAGGCGGTAAATCTGAAAACATCCAATACTGGAGCATAGAAAACGTCGTTGCTGCTGACCTTGTTAACACAGCGTTGTTTAGAAAGCTCCGTGATTTGTCGATTGCATCTACTGAAATCAGAAGTGTTCTTGATATTACCGATGTTGACGGACCTGTCAAATCTATTTATGACAACCTGATTGTTGGTCTTACTGAAACCAAACGTTCACGCTATATCATTAGCCGTGAGTTCAACAGCCTTAAAGCACAAGATCCTAGAGCCGCAAGGAAAGCTTACGAACAAACACTAAGCGAAATCCATTCAACAACTAAAGATCAAGTTGCAATGATGTTTGACCTTGCACGTCAAGCTCCTACAGATGACTTCATGCACGCTGTGCTAGAAGCTTTCTCTATGTCAAACAACATTACCAACTGGACAGACTTTGATGCGTTTATGCGTCGTCGTCTGATGGGTGAAACTACAGAAAGCGGTGTTAAGAAAACTGGTATTTTGATTCGTGAACTGCAAGGCGTCATGATCAACAGTGTTCTTAGCGGACCTAAAACACCAATGCGTGCAATCATGGGTACCAGTACCGCTGTGTTTACCCGGCCAATGGCTCAAATGCTTGGCGGTATTGCAACTTATGTAGGAACAGGTTTCAAAGATTCTGGTACACTTCGTACTGCTTTGGCTTCTACCAACGCTATGGTTCAGACTGTACCTGAAGCGGCTAAATACTTTAAAGCTAGGCTCAATGCTTATTGGTCCGGTGAAGTCTCTTCGATTAGAAGCCGCTACGCAGAATACAACCAAGCTGATGAACAGTGGGAGTTGATGAAGCATTGGGCAGAGACACGTGGCACACAAGGCGAAAAAGCAGCTTTCCGTGTGGCTAACCTTTCCCGATCTCTTAACGACAACAATTTCTTGACTTATTCAAGTAAATTGATGGCAGCTACCGACGATGCTTTCACCATGATCCTTGCTCGTGCAAGGGCAAAAGAGCGTGCCATGATGGCTGCATTTGATGCTAAAGGTCAAGGTGTTATCCCTGAAATTACACCTGATCTGATCAAAGAAATTGAAAGCCGTGAATATGCACAAATCTTTGATGCAGCAGACGGTAGCATCAGTGATGACATGCTTAAGTACGCCAAAGAAGAAGCAACGTTGACTAAAGACGTTACCGGTTTTGGTAAGTCTATGGACGCTTTGTTTGACACGCAACCTTTGCTTAAACCTTTCTACTTGTTTGCACGTACCGGTATCAACGGTTTGGAGTTTAGTTTTAAACATGTCCCCGGACTTAACTTCCTTGTCAAAGAGTTTAATGACATTGCATTTGCAAAACCGGGCAACCTTGACAATGTGCGACAGTACGGAATCACTAACGATTTTGAACTAGCAAACGCAAAGGCTTTGCAAAATGGACGTCTTGCTATTGGCGGTAGTGTTGTCTTTATGGCAAGCCAACATTATCTAAACGGTAACTTGACTGGCAATGGACCTCAAGACGCTTCGCTGCGTCGTGTGTGGGAAGCAGCCGGTTGGAAACCTAGGTCAATTAAACTTGGTGATGTTTGGATTAGTTACGACTCACTGGAACCTTTTAGCAACGTACTTGCTGCAATTGCCGATGTTGGCGACAATCAACGTCTAATGGGTGATCAATGGGTTGAACAAAATCTTGCTGGTATTAGCATGATTGTTGCTAAAGGTGCAGTTAGTAAAACTTACCTACAAGGTCTGCAACAAATTTTTGATCTTTTTGGTAACGATCCAAAGAAATTTGAAAAGATTGGTGCAAGTTTGGCTAACAACACTGTTCCGTTGTCATCGCTTCGTAACGAAATTGGTCGTCTGATTAATCCACAAATGCGTGAGCTTAGCTCTAGCTGGGATGATCAAATCCGCAACCGAAATCTAATGATGGAAGGTTTGGCAGAAGAACAACTACCTATTAAATATGACATTCTTAACGGTGAACCTATCAGGGATTGGGATTGGCCTACTAGGGCATTCAATTTTATCAGCCCTGTTCAGCTTAACTTCGATCAATCCCCAGGTCGTCAGCTGCTTCTACGTAGTAACTACGATCTGAGAATGTCTGTTTATAGTGCTCCTGATGGTACTTCCCTCGCTGATGTACCTAAAGTCAGGTCTTTGTTCCAAAAAGCTATTGGTGATCAAAACCTTGAAGCAGAGCTTAATAAACTTGCAACTGACAAAATGGTTTTGGAATCTATTGATTTGATGGAAGCTGACCTTGCATCAGGTAGGAAAGGCAAAGATCCTATGTCTTACAGGCACAATTTGATCATTAAAAATCGAATTGATAATGCTCGACGACGTGCGTGGGGCAGCATTCGTAATGATGCTGATGTCATTAACTTGATTAACGCACGCAAAAACATCAAAGGTTCTAAATTTACTCAAAGGTCTGATTCTGAACGTAGTAACGAGTTGTACGATCAGGCTCAAGAAATCCTTAAAATGTACCGCTAACTTAATTAAATGGCTGTCACTTTTAATACGCATACGGGGGACGGGACTACCGGCCCCTTTCCTTTTACATTTGAATACATTGATGAGACTGACGTTAAAGTAAGTATTGACGGCGTCACTCAAGCTACAACTGAATACACTTTCCCAACAGCCTCCACAATTCAGTTTACCACCCAAACCCCGGACGCGACTAAGACTATTCGGATCTTCCGTGATACGAATATTGATGACCTTAAAGCCACCTTCTTTGCAGGTTCTGCTATTCGAGCACAGGACCTTAACAACAATTTTGAACAGAACAACTTTGCTGTTCAAGAAATTGAAACGCAGTATGTAACTAAGTCCAACGGTGAATTTGACACTGATGTGGACATGAACAGCAATAAGATCACCGAATTGGCTGATCCGACTGCTGCACAAGACGCTGCAACTAAAAACTACGTTGACACACAAACGTGGTCTGACACTGATGAGACAATTGATAGCGGTGAATCCTGGGCTAGCAATGATGCCCGCATCGCTACGACTGGCGCAATCGACGGTCGCATTGACGCCAAGATTGACACTGCTATCACTACTGATATTGGCACTGATAACACGGGTATCACTGTAACTGACGACGGTGACGGCACTATTACCCTTGGTTTGGCAAACATTGATCTAGACCGAATTAAAGGTGTCGATAAGATTATTCTTAGCGAACAGGACGCCAGCGCATCTAGCACTAATAGCGGTAACACGGCTAATGTCGATGATGATTCATTGTTTACGACTGCAGCCGCGGCCAAACGTTTTGACACAATTGTACAAACAGGCACGCCAGCTGGCACTGACTACGAAGTTGGTAAAACTTGGCTAGACATTGACAACGATCTGACTTTGTCAATTTGGAACGGCACTGCCTGGAACTCTATTACTTCCGGTGGTACGTTTACTAACCAACCTAAAGTCATTTACGTTGACGCTACGGCAGGTTCTGATGACAATGATGGTCACCGGATTAGCCGACCTAAGCAAACTATTCAAAACGCTCTTGCAGACATCAATGCTGATGCAAGTGGCGACGGTACTGTCATTATTCTTGCGCCTGGTATTTACACTGAAACTCTGCCGCTTGACATTCAAAAAAATGACATCGGTATTATTGGTCAATCACTTCGTACGTGTATTATTCACCCGAAGATCCCTACCGCTGACCAAGCTGGCTACGACGTAAACACTCCGCATAGCCAAGAGTTGCAAACAATGTTCCGTGTTAACAGCGGTACGTACATTTCAAACGTAACTCTAACTGGTCTCAAAGCCAGTGGTGGACGTGGTACTGGCGCTTCTCTGTATACAGATGCTACTCACGGTCTACCTCCTAACCAAGGTTGGAACTTTGCGTTCTTCCCAAATGCTGTTATTAAGAAATCTCCGTACATTCAAAATGTTACGAACTTCTCTGACAGTCAAATCAACAACGTAACCTTCACACCTCATACGCCTGGCGAAGGTGCTGCCGGTGACCTTGATTCTGCTCCTACTGGTGGCGGTATTCTGATTGATGGTAGTACACCTGATAGCAGCAGCCCGTTGCGCTCGATGGTGTGTGATAGCTACACGCACACTGCACTTGACGGCCCTGGTATCTTTGTTACTAACAATGGTTACTGTCAAGCAACTAGCAGTTACGCATTTTTTAACCACGCACACATCATTTGTCTAAATGGTGGTCAAGCTAACCTTGCTGCATCTACTACTGACTTTGGTCGATTCGGTCTAATTGCTGACGGTAAATCAACTACAGCTATCTTCACGTCTAATGTTGACGGCGCTGCTAACAGTGGTGATCTTACTTTCAACATCAACGAACCTACTGCAGGTGCTAACTGGTTTGGTGATACACAACGGCCTGCAACTAACATGTTGGTTGAGGTTAACAGTGTTATTTACCCAATTCTATCTGCAACCGCAAACACTGACAGTGAAGGTGGTGCTGGTTGGACTGTAACAATTAGTCGTCCTGATTCTAACGACCGTAGTAATAACCTTGGTCTCAACGGTGCAGTAGCAGACGACCTAGCTGTTTCGTTCTACCTTCGCTCCATGATTGCATCTAGCGGTCATACAATGGAGTATGTGGGTAGTGGTACTGACTATCGTGCATTGCCTGAGAATGGTGGCGTACCTGATGAAAATGACCAAAAAATTGAGCTTAACAACGGTAAGATTTGGGCTGCTACAACTGACCACAACGGTAAGTTTACTATTGGTGGTAACCAGACTGATGACCCAATCTTTGAAGTAGACCAACAGCTTGGTTTTGTTACCATTCCTGAAGGTTCTATTTCGTTCAACCTGTTGTCGGATGAAACGCCACAGTTGGGTGGTGATCTGGATGTCAACGGTAAAAAGATTGTTACCGACAGCGGTAACGAAAACATTGTTATCAGCCCGCACGGAACTGGCACTGTTGATGTCAGCACTAGCCGTATTACCAGTGTTACCGATCCTACCGGTGCACAGGATGCTGCAACCAAAGCTTACGCTGATACCAAAGTTCCTCGCACGTCTACCACTGGTTCTGCAAAGCTTCCCGTTGGTGTAACTAATCAGCGTGATTCGGACGGTGGCACTCCTGCAAACCTTAAAGGTTACATCCGCTTTAACACTACTCTGACCCAATTTGAAGGGCACAACGGTACCGCTTGGGGCGCCATCGGTGGTGGTGGATTTGATGTCCTTTCTGCTCCTCCCACGTCTCCAGCTCCACAAGGTGGTGATGTGTATTGGGATAACGATGAAGGCATCCCTTACATCTACTACGACCAAGGTGGCGGTCAAGCACAGTGGATCCCCCTTGTACCTCAGCAGAATCCAAAGTCTGCAGAAGGCGGTGGAACTGATGAAGTCTTCCACGAAAACGATCAGGCCGTCACCACTAGCTACACCATTGCAACTGGTCGAAATGCAATGACGGCTGGTCCTATTA